CTGTTGGTTTAAATCTTCTTGTTCATCCGCCACCGGTTGCTCGAATGTGAAGGCTACCATTTTTGAAGAGGCTTCATTTGTTCCGCCGGCGTTTCCTAGATGAAGTTCAGGCATACCCAAATCCTTAATCGCTTCACCCTTCCACTCCTTCCGCCAATCTAGAGGGTTCAGCGTCGCGAATTGAGGAACTTTAAAATCTGCTGTGTCCAGGGCCTTCTCTGGAATTACTAACCCCTTCCCTTTGTTCAACCCAGTTGTTAAGGATAATGTAAGTTTCGCTAACTCTGCTTCCTTGTCTGTCTTGGCTTTGAAGATAAGGAAAGGCATGACATATCTATGAAACACAACCGTCATGTCTTGATCAAGTTGCTCAATCTTATCCAGCATTTTCGTAGAGCCTTCATAAACGGAGATTCCGTGACCCTCGTCCCCTTCCCTGTCGTTTGATAAATGAAACACTTGCCAAGGTTCCAGTCGTTTCCCGATAGTTTTCCCTTCATTATCTACCTGCTCATATCCTATTGTAATCCCCGCAGTGTTTAGAAATATTTTTGTCTTTCCAGGATTAAGAGGTTTTACATTAATAAGATTTCTTCCGTTGGCTTCCGGTGGTTTCTTATTTGATGTGATAATTTCCGCGAAGGCATCACCATTAACTTTCTTAACCCTCAACATATTTTTAAGAATTCCTTTGAATGTGTCGGTCCCATTTCCTCGAATTTTGTCTAGTCTTTTCTGTGTTGCCTCGTCGGTGTCAAATCCTCGGCCCGCAATCCAAACTGCGTATTGAGTTATGGCCGCCTTAGTGCCCCCTTGGTTCTTTCGATAGTAGCCGTTATATTCCGCCCACTTTGGATTAACCCAGCCACTTTCTTCTAAAGCTGGAGAATCTAAATCTTGGCTCGGACTCGTAACAAGTGACAAAGTCCCGTCCGTATCGTTCATTACCTCGACATTATCGTAGTCTCTTGTTCCGTTTGCCATGGTTTGCTAAGAAAAACAGATTATTTAAACTTTACTTAATTCGCATTATCCACACCACATTGTAGTATGGAGGTCGATTTTCTGTGTTTGATGCTCCAGCCGTAGATCCTGTCACTATCTCATCTGTCTCTGCTCCCCCTGCATCAACAACTTCTAGAGCTGAAGTATTTCCAGTCCAACCTATTTTACTACTTGTAAATTCTAAACTAGAAGCTTCAGTATGTCCTAAAATATGAGTATGCGCCATTGTTGCACTTCCCCCAGTTCCTTCTGATGTTGTATCTCCTCTTAAGAATTCTCCACCATTAAGATCAGGCATGTTTTGACCATCCATAGGTGAATCACCGTCGCTGACTGCTGACCCATCACACTCTCTCCAACCCGATGGCAAAGTTGCTGGGACGCCTGTCATGGATTTATTCCATGCAACTATCGCCCCGATTGGTGGGACTGTTGCCAAAGTTACGTCTGCCGTTATTGTAATGTCATTAGAAGCCCCAACCGTTGAAATTCCATCACCTCCCAGAATGTCGATATTATGTACTGCTGGCGTTGCCGTTCCCGAATCTCCGTCGATAGAAGTAACCACAATCGCCTTTAATGTTACATCCCCAGTTGCTACGTTGAAGTCTGTTAAATTAAATGTCGCTATTCCTTTGTTCGCGTCCGTTGCTAATTCACAAGATATTGTTCCAGTCACATAATTAATCCCTTCTCCCGGTGTCATTCTTGCATCGATGTCTGTTGTCATATTATGGGTGTTTGTAGTTGCGTCGTGGTCTATCCCACTATCATCAATCGTAACTGCCCCGGCGGTTACGTCGAAATCGCTTGCGTCGAACGTTGCGATCCCTTTGTTTCCTGTGTCCGTTGCGTGTTCTCCGTTAATTGTTAAGGTTCCATTCGCTCCCGTATCTGTGAAGTCAATCCCTTCCCCTGCTGTTAGAACTCGTTCATCTGTTAAATCTGCGTGGAGGGCTAATGTTAAATATTGAGGATCTGTTAATCCGACAGAAGTTGCTGTCGCTGTTGCCGCCGGAGTCTCTCGAACATCACGTTGAATAAAAACCTTTTCTCCCGGAATATCTAAAGTCATGCTATCCCCATCTCTTTTAGAACAGAACCATCTTTTAGGAGAATTTCAATCTTCTCCATTCTATGAATATGATATTGAACCATGTCTTCCGGTTCGATTAGGGATGAAAAGACCGCCCCTACCGTCGCCATGTTGTACATTATTGCAGAACAAGCGACATACCTTGCGACATATTCGGAGAGCATTTGTTTGTAGTTTGCTGATAGAGTTAAGACGTTTGCGGTGAGATCATAATTTACTAGAGCCGAAAGGAAGTTCTCGGCTTGGATTCCCCATGCGGTTTTATTGTCATCTGTGAAGCCTGTTGCGTCGACTAGTTCTCCAGCCATTGCTAACATCTCCGCATCTGTTGATAAAACACTTGTTGCAGCCATACTATAAAGACATGATAAAGGGTTTTAATAACTTTTGCTTTATGAGATAATAGCCCCTAATCACGCCTTCTACCTCATGTGAATCATTTCCGGATATTCTAACTTTTCCATTTGTAAATTCCCATTGTATTGATTTGAAACTTGCGATTAATTCGTCATTGTTTAGAAGATGGAGTTTTCCTTGTTCTCCACCGATTAATGTGTAGTTGTACATATCTTCCTTTAGGAGGGGTTTGTGGCCTTCCTCAGCGTCTATATCCCTGCTCGCGTTATTAAGCCCCACTACTTTGTTTTCCGTTGAGGAGTCTCCCAAGAGGATGTCAAGGACTCCGACACCCATCCCGCCATCATCTATTCCTATTTTATTAAAATCCCATAGTTCGTTCAGTCTTATTGCTTTCCTCGCTGTTTCGGTTATTAATTGTCTTTTGGTTACGATTCTGAAAACTTGTGTTACGTTGTCGGGGTTAGTGCCATCTAAGCACTCGAAGGTTGTCTCGTCCTTTCCCATTCGCGCTATGTCCATGCCTAGGAAGTAGTCTCTGGCTGGGAGGGGGCTTGTTATTAGGAAATTTTGTGTGGGGTCCACCTCTATAGGGGGGGGAAGTTGAGGTTTAGAGTCGCTAAGTAGTGTATTTGTGTTAAGTTGGTTGTTTAGGGTTATGTTGCATACTTTCTTAATCCATTGGTCTGAGTACACTCTCTTCAGTTCATCTAAGAACATAGCTAGATACTCTTGGGCGTATTGTAGTTCACTCATAGTTGCTCTCTCTGATGCTAGATACTCCTTAGTATGTCTTGGGCAGTCCTCTGCTGATACATAGAACTTAGTGTAATCATCCCTTAGTGAGCAGTCATAGAAGTAACCTTCCTTACCTCTTGGGGTTGATAGTATGTCTATGTTGCCTCCAGTGATACTTATCATTGGTGTTACGGCTGTGAATACATCTCTATCCATTGGTGCTGCTTCATCTATTACTAAGTCTGTTATGGTTTCTCCTCTGAGTCCGTCTCCTGATACTCCTGCTGCATAACACTTGATGATTGAGCCATTAGTTAGGTTGATTATATGTTTGGTTGGTCCTTTGTTACCCTTCCTTATGATCTTATTAGGGTATTTGGCTTCTAAGTACATTAGTGTCTTGAAGAATAGTGAGTATGCTTGTTTCTCTGTGTATGCTATCATTAGTATGATTGAGTTGGGTTTAGTTGCTGCTCTCTTCCCGAACTTGATTGATGCTGCTGCTGTCTTACCTGATTGTCTCCCACATAGTAAGAAGCAGTTACCTTCTGTGTTGATATACTTGGTTTGCCATGGGTCCAGTGTCAGCCATGGTCTAAAGATGTCATACTTGGGGGTCTTGGTTGTCATGTTATATGGTGTGGTGGCAGTCCTCACATAGTGTTTGTAGTTTGTTTGGGTCACATAGTAGGTGTTGGGTGATGAGGTTTATGATGTCATCCCATATATCTATTCCTTCTTTGTGGTGTACGTTGACTTTGACCTCTGCTCCCTTCTTCTTTGATTGTTTTATTCCACATTTGGTACAGGAGTAATTATCTCTCTTCATGGCTGTGGCTCTTTCGTAGGAGCGTACCCACATTTGTCTTAGTTGTCCTTTGATTCTAGCTCTTGATGTTCTTTCTGGTGTCATAGTTGTTGTTGTTGTGTGTTCTTTATATATGTTGTTGTTTGTCAGGGGCGACCAGAGGGAGCCCCGTTGTATTAGGCTAGCGGAGCTAGCCCTATTGGTGGTTATCTGGCTGGCTTGCCAGCCCTATTGCCAGCTGTGCTGGCTAGCTATGCAAGTGCAACTTGCCGGCATGCTTATGAAGCTGGTTTGTCTGGTCCCCAAACCAGATTGATATGCTTGACGAGAGCTTGCCAGCTGACTAGCTGTTAGCAAGCTTAGATATGAGAGCTGAGGTAGCCCACAGCTCTCTAAATCCCCTTAGAAGGCTTGTATGGGCTTGTATGGTGCCTTCTCCAATCCGGCTAGAACTATTATGCTGTTAGCTTGCAGCACGGCAAGCTAACGTTGGATATATATTTAAAGCTGTTGATTGGAGAC